CACCCAATCTCCACCATTCATACCGGCAACCTTCCTTTTTTCTTTAGGAAGTGTAGAGCCTCGGCATCTTGCTCAATCATCGACGAAATTGAATGCTTCTTCAGGATCTCCCCCAGCTCTTCCTCCGGATACCCTTTCTCCTGGCACCAAAGCAAGGCCGCTTCAAGATAGGATACATCTTTGGCCCAAACAATTTCCTCTAGCTCTTTGGCGATATTATTGGCAAAGGCCAAAACTAGATTAGTGTTCGCTGTATCCGAGATAGCCATCGACTTCCTCAATTAAAGCATCCGAAATAAAAGGTTTCTCTTCCACCAAAGCCAGTTGCTGGAGGAAATCCATACGCACCTTCAGCTTGGCGGAAGGTACAACGGCTTCCTCAAATCGCATCTTATAAACGGCAATCATATCTTCTTTTAGACGCTCTTTACGAGACTTTTTTGGGATGTCTTGGGAAGGTTTCTCGGCGGCGTCGTAAAACTTATTTTCGGCGGAGTCAAATACAATTCCCCCCGATTTGCCGCAGACATGAATAATCTGGTCAAATCCCTCGCTTAATCCCGGAATTTGAAGTTGGTCTCGCATAGACAAAAGAACATTCTCGGGAATTTTTTTATCAATCCTTCTGTCTTGCCTCTTCAAAAGTAAAGAATGGTCGGGTGGTATGAAATAGTAAGCAACTTTCTTATAGGTCCAGTTCGACTTGTCATGAAAAAATGCAAGCTTACTTTTCCGGGACTTCTCAGTAAGATTTGTCTGATCCCAAATTACGTTGTGGCCCCTAGACGCCGAATATTGCGCCATCGCAAAACAAGCCTTGTTGGCGGCGTCGATGAAAATCGGGAAAGCGTCATTATAATCTAACTGATGAAGTTGCCCCATCGCCTCAATATAATCATCCGAAGAAATTACAGGAACACTTCTTAGATAATCAGCCCACATGTGACGGCGAAAGGTCGTCTTCCCCGACAAGGGAAGACCCACAAGCATTCTTAACTCGGGCTGTTTGCTCATAGCTTGATTCCGTGTTTCTTCCAAAAGTAAATCTTTGTCTTTATACGCTTGTATAGGTGCATAAAGTATGCGGCGCCCATCCACAAGACAAACACAATCGCTAGGATGGCACAAACAATTAGGTCGGTAGCATGATGCCATATGAAAGAATCCCAGACCGTCTGGAAAAAGCCGCTCATCACTCCCCCGCCCTAAACTTCCACGGCTTAGCGTGGACCACCCCTCTAATCTTGTCAACTCCTGATTGAGAGTTAAGATGTTTTTTAACTTTCTCAAGTAAGCATTTGGCGTAGTCGGGATTTTCGTCTTCCCAAGTATCAAAAACAACTGCTCGCACCATCTTTGGATACATCTTTTCTGCTAACCCAAAGTTCTTTCGGCCCATTTCATGAGCTTCTTTCGAAGCTTTTTGGATTTGAACCAAAGTAGCATTAAAGCCAATCCGTACTAAGCCAGCATAATTATCAACTCGGTTTTGATCATCGACCGAAAGGAACGGTAGCACGTCATCAAGCTTATCTTCATAGATGAATCGAAGAATGTCTTTCTCCCAAACCAATCCCGAGAGGGCCTTGTGGATTCCCACATACCAAGAGCTTTTGAGCTTGAGCATGTGGCCGTCGAGGAAGCGAATAACCACCCCCTCCATGCCTTCGGCATCCCCCAGAACATTCCAATCGATAGGAGGAATAGAATCCACCACCGGAATCCCATAGTTGGTGGCAACCCTTTTCATTGAATCGTAAGGATAGTAGTATCCCGAGTTAAGGGCTCGCATGCCCGTCAAAATCAATTGGTCCTCGGGATAGTCCACTACGATTCTTTGCTTGCGACTACACCACTCAAAAATGGGAGTGACTTCATCTCCCGGAATATCCAGGCATGCTGTGGCAAAATCGATATACTTTTGATTTTTGGCCACATGCACTTCGGCCTGCATCGCCACTTCGGTAATACCCATCTTGGTAGCCCAGCGGAGATGCTGTCCCTTATCCAAGAAGGGTGTCACCATCGAGCCGTCAAGCTTATCGAGGTAGACATGTTTCCTGGTCCAGTCGATTTTACTTTCGTGCGTCTCTAGACGCTCCCCGACGTTGAAAAACTTGTGGAACGGGCGCCGGACAATCTTTCCCTGCTTATCGAAAATCATACCTCGGCACTCACGCCGGACAGCATCTCCCTCGCCCACTTCCTCAACTTTCGGAAAAGCATCAACAACTGAGACGTAGTTGACCACATCGTAGTTATCTCTTTTGGCCACGATAAAACCTTCGTGGTTTTCTATATGAGGGATAACTTGGTCAATATGGTAGATCATCGGAAACTGATAATTCACGGAACTTCTTTCATGGGTAATTTACAAATAGGACAAAGATGACAAGACCGATAAGACTGGTCTTGATCCTTATATCCGTGGATAGGAATCCAAATGGCTGCGGACCGACTGCGGTCTTCGTGCCTAATAATGCAGCGAAGCCGAATCCAGTGTTTTAATCCTCGTTTTTTCTTGTGCACTTCGCAACATGCCAGACAGTAATTCCAATATCTCTTAAAGCGTTACATACTGATTCTTTATCATCAAGCCACAGCGAAATTTCTAGACCATCCTGGCGCATTTTCTGGGCCATTTCAACCTTGATGATATCATCCACTCGATAATCTTTATCAGGTCGATGATAAATCTTGAAAGGAGCATAATGCCCCGTCAGACCAAAATGACGAAGATTGGCCAAGGTGATATCAAGCTGTTCTTCGGGACGGGCAGTACCAACAACCCACTGGCGCCCGTCATTTACGAGCATGCGGATATAATCAAGGGTTGTCTCGATTGGCGGGCACAAAGGAAGTCCCGCAAAAAATGCTTTCCAATTTCGGGGTTTCGTATGAAGAAACGGCTGAATTTTTAGGACATTCACTAGAGTCCCGTCCATATCAATGACGATGACTTTTCGCATCTCTCTTTCTGCTTTCTAAATATCCAAGTCCCCAATTAACAAACTTCTGAGAGCACGTCAATGACTGATACACTCTGCAAAAAATTGAGTGATTCCCTAACAGATCTTTGGACCGAATGGGCCAAAAACATGACCCTTCTCAAAGAAGAGCCAACGCCCCCAGCTCCCCCCCCGGTCGTACCAGCTAAAGTTGTTCCACCTTGGATGCTAACGGCTATCGAGCTTCAGGGTGTCCACGAAACTCCCGGTGGCGAGAGCAACCCCATCATCATGGGATGGAAAAAAGTTCTTAGTAAAGAAGTGCAAAGAGAATATTATAGTGACGCTGTGCCGTGGTGCGGTCTCTTTGTCGATTACTGCTTGGTTAAGAACGGTTTCCCCGATTGCACTAGTCCGCTGTGGGCTCGTAGTTGGGCGAGATATGGTGTCGCATTGGCCCGGCCGATGTGGGGTACTATCATGACTTTCGTCCGTAACGGTGGGGGTCATGTCGGTTTTCTAGTTGGCGAGGATGACAACTTCTACTATATCCTTGGGGGTAATCAGGGGTTGGGGGGCTCGGTCAACGTCGAGCGCAAGACCAAAAGCCTCTGCATCGGCTGGAGATGGCCTAGCACGGCAGCCGATTGCGTCATGGCTATCCCCCCCAAGGCTTTTGCATCTGTGGCTGTAGTGCCCCCAGAAGTGACGGCACTCGCAAAATGAAAGGTGGCAGGGGTGAAGCCAAAACGTCGAAGCCCAATAAGCGGGGAACTTTTCGATAAGCTGGTAAGAATCGGACAAGACGCAAATCTGTCTTACAAAGAGATAATGGAGCAAATTCCAATCTCTCCCGACCAGATCCGATATGCAATCAAAAAAGGTCAGATTCCTCGAAGGGAATTTGACTACGACAAGATGATACAAAGCAGAGTTTTGGGAGGCCGAAACTCTGCCCTAGTGCGCTGGGGACATTTTTACGACGACTGAAATAAAAAAACCCCGGAAAGGAGAGGAGACTTCCCTTCCGGGGCTATCCGCCCGTGTGCACTCTCCGTTGATAACTGGTTTGTGGATGGCTTCAGGTTGATCAGACCCTACTGCTTCCTTCCACCTAACAGTCAGAGAAACGGTTGGGCGAATCCGTTATCCTGCAATCAGCATGGCGATGACCGTGCCAAGGCACGCCCCCAAAAAAATCCAAAGAACGGTATCAATTTCCATCACTTACATTCCTTTTGACCAATTGCGCCGTTCAAGTTCTTTTGCTCGCATTTCTGATGGTGCGATGATGTGCCGTGGCACCACCAACACCACCAAGGCCGATAGCCTACGGACGGGGCGGCGGGGGACGAATGAGCGGACTCTTGTGCATGGGGAGACGGCGTGGGATGCGCCCCTTCCCCCGTGTGGGCGCCTGTCCCTGTTCCATGCGAGCTTCCATGTGCTCCGGCATGGCCGCCTCCACCGTGACCTCCACCGCCCTTTGCGGATGCGGGTGTTGGGGACGATAACGCAAGTATCGCAAATAATAAAACAAGTCGGCGCACATTATCCTCGCAACACCTTCACGGGCTTGATGATTTCTACCTTAGTAACCTCTTCCCGGTAGAAAGACAAGACCAAAAGAACGGCCCAGAAAATAAAAGTCCAAGCCAAGAAAATATTGGCCACGATAATCATCCCCTTTTGCTCATGGCCACGGATGACAGCGACGATAGACGGGAGCATATAGAGAATCAGAAAGCCCCCGATTAGGATAAAAGCGTCCATTGGTTTCCTCCTTTGGATGTGGGGGGACAGGGTTGGTTCCTGTCCCCCCCCCCAGCGGCGGGGTTGGTTCCCGTTCTCCGCTGTTTACGCTGCTACCAGAAGACCCGGTGACTTGGCCGCTGCATCGACGGCTAGCTTGAGCGCCTTCCGCTTCAGCTCAGCCTTGCCAATCATGGCCTGGCGGGCCTGCGAAGCCGGGTTGGATTGGAGCAACAGGTGATCAACGGTATAAGTCACAGCGTTGAAAGCCTGATACCAAGAACCTTCCCGAACCTCGGCGCCGGGCTGCGTCTCCATGGCGTTGACCACCTTGCCAAGGATACGACCGGGCTCGTCGCCCTTCGGCGGAAACAGGGCCTCAAAGTACTCCTTGATGGCCTTGCCCGTGGTCAACTTCTTGGAACCGATGAACTCGATCTTCTCCTTGAAGCCAATCCACTCCGCCGCAATCTGCTCGATCTGCTCGCTGACGGCCTTCTCGTCAAACTCAGCCCGATGGGTAAGCCGGATCTGGAGCGAGGCGTCGGCAGCATGGAAGCTGTTCTTGCACCAGATGCGGATGTTGGAAAAACCACCGCCCCAAGTCGTGCCATACTTCTGTTGGTTCGTGACCGTCAGAAGAGGAAGGTAGAAGTCATCCCGGAAAACCTCAAAATCGCCCGGAAGCTTGGCCTGAAACCAACCAATCTGGCCGTGGTTGTCCGAGCCGTCAAAAGCGCCGGCTGCGTGCGGAATCAAGCCGAACTTCTCGACAACCTGCTCGGTCCACTCGGCAAGTTGCTCCGGCTGGAAAAGATTCCAATCGGCGGAGATGCCATCGAACTCAGTCTTGGCGCCGGCCACCTTGAGGGTGTGGTTGCGGTTAATTTTGGACGGGACGAAAGTACCATCGTCATCCAAGTAGCCAAGGCGGCGCTTCTCTACTCGATAAAGAAGGCCAGCTTCCCGGAACATGTCCAGGACAGACTTGTCGCCATGGGCGCCAGTCTTCCAATCGTAGTTTTCAATGTGAGAGTACATGGGTGTCTCCTTTCGGTTTCGATAATAGGAATGTAATCGAGTGACCGATTTCTGTCAAGACGGCCCGAAAAAGAATTTAAGAGATTGGGCGATTGGTTAAAAATTAACCTTTCGAACAACCACCCTTGGGAAGTCGCCCATAGATTTCTCATATGGGGGGGGCTCTACCAAAAGCTTAGGAGATCCACACCCGGTTAGGAGAAGAAAGTGAAGGAAGCTAGGGATTCAAAAGGTAGACGCCGACCACTCTTGAACCCCCACGACAAAGCCTTGGCCTATGCCATGACCGAACTGGCCAAAGGAATGACCGAATGCGGAAGAAAATGGCTCTTGGACAACTGTTGCCTTGATATTCTGCAACAGGAAAAGCCAGACAAGAAAGGGGGGCCTTGAGCCCCCATTTTTGTCCCAAGGGTTAATTTTAACCAAATGTAATAATGTCACATTGATACGATGATACGCCATACCCACGTCTTACTCAACTGGAGATCCAAAAATGGTAGAATCCCGAGACTCGACAGGTCGCCGACGCCTCATTCTTAACCCTCTTAGCCCCCACGACAGAGCCATCGCTTACGCCATGGCCGAACTCGTCAAAAATATGACTGAAGACGGAAGAGTTTGGCTAGCAAGTAATGGCCAATCACCAAGACTTGATGATCATAAGCCGGCCCTCAACGGCCACGACACCACCGAATGAAAAAAGGGGGCAAAGCCCCCCGATTTCATACCAGATAGTGCTTCCGACGCCAGCCCAGCACAGTGCAAGCGTCGTTATGTTGATCAAGATACTTGGCCTCAGCTTCGGGCCGGTCCCGATTGGCCTGGGCAGCAAGGCCGGCATCCTTGACAATCCAAAGTAGCTCGGCATTGCTTCGGTCCCAATAGCCTTCGTTCTGGAGTCGGGGGCGCTTTGGGGTGGTTGGGGTCATAGCCTTCACAACCTCTTGATTGCGGCGCTGGCGGCGAGTTAGCATGACGTGACAGCAATCACAACGGGGTCACGTTGAAGGGTTCGCACCACCTTCTCGGCAGCTGCCTTGGTGCGGTAGCCTTGGCGATTGTTGGCACGGGTATTGAAGCCCGCAAAGCCAATCTTGATGTACCAAGCCTCTAGGCCGCAGCGGCCCCGCTTCATCTCGACGCACTCGGCTTCGTGAGTCTGGGTGAAGTTGTTGAAGTACATGGCCGGTCTCCTCTTTGTTGGCACCTGAAATATAAGAATTGGATTTCGACCAGTCAATTCACAACTTCGTGATACTCCTCTTGACGCTCTTCAAGATCTCGCCGGCCGGGGGATAGTAAGCCCGAGTCGTCTCCAAGATCCCGATGTAGGTGTTGAGAGTGACCACATCATACAAGTAAGCCTGAGACGTGGCGTTTACCAACGCATGGGCAGTCGGGGTGCCGGGGCCTTCGCTGAAGCTCCCGAAAGCCTCGTGGAACTGATACTTCAGGTTCATGGCGTGTCTCCTTTTGCCTGCCTGAAATATAAGAATTGGATTTCGGGCCGTCAACAAAAAAAGGGAGCCAAGCGGCCCCCTTTCCAATCACATGTTCGTGAACTCACGGCCAATAAAGTAAGATAGCGTCCATCATAGAGGATGATACTCCCCTTGCCAGTCATACCAAAGGATTGCCATGTGCTCGGGCACATACTTGTAAGTGCCGTCGTCAAAGACGACAACCATCTCACAAATACCAGAAACACCAAACATATGCTTTTCTCCTACTTGCACAAGCTGTTGTCGGCCTCGCCCGTCCAATCGGTTGCGCCATAGGCGTTATACAACTCCACCGCCTTGTGCACCGTGCGAAGCGAGAACTCGACCAGCTTCTTGTCCTTGGCCTTTCTCTCAAGATAGCTCCAGATGCTGTGGACAGCCAAGGGCCGGAAGGCGTCATCCGGGAGCAACTTGTTCATGATGATAAGTGCTCGGCTCCGGATAACAACAAGCTTCTCTCGCTCGCTGCGCACCGTCAGGTCGATAGTGTGGCATCTGGATCGCAAGGCTTCAAGGTGTGGGGAGATTGAGGTACCTTTCTCTATCACTTCATGGATAGGGATGTTGGATAGGAAGATAGCTTGCCCGTTGAAGACAAAGTTGCGGGGCAACTGCTCGCCATCCTTGTCCGTGGCCCGAATCTCTTTCTCCCAAGAGATTAGGCGACGCTCGGTTGTGTCCAGGGCGGATTTCAAGAGGCCGATGATGTCTCGATCTCCAAAGACCACATCGCTATCGTCGATAAGCAGCGTGTTGCCGTCTCGCATCTCAAAAAGCGCCCGGTAAAGACCGATGGCCGAAACTCCGCCCTTTATCCACTTCCAATGAAGGTCGAGGCCGTTGTGCTCGAATTCTTGATACTTCCTTTGCAAGGCCGTCATGGCAATGTAGGTCTTGCCAAAGCCGCCGTTGCCGAAGACCGACAAAGCCCGTAGTTTCTGGTCAACGACGGACTGCACCATCCTTTCATAGGAGGTAAGCTTTTTACCCCAACGAACCGTGATTTCTTCGTCGGTCTCGACCGGAAGAACTTCGGCACTGTCGATGTTGACAACTGCCTTGCCACCAAGGGCATCCCGAAGGGCCGCCTTCACGGTCTCAAGATTGTGTCGGTAGTTGGGTTGAAAGCCCGGTAAGTCGTTTGGATGATTAATGAGATGCTTAAGAAGCCTCTCCTTAACCACTTCACGGGGGGCGCCGCTGCGAAGCGTAGGAAGTCCCCGCTTTTGCAGCCAATAGGTCTGGATGCCAGTAAGGTCCATGATGTGTGTCTCCCAACACTTGTGTTAAGGAGAAGATACCAAGTCCCAAGAGAGAATTCAAGAATTATTTTTAGAGTCGGCTGTCAACTTTTCGTGAGAAGTCTTAAGAAACTTGGTGTACCGTTTGTACAACCCAACCTCTCGGCCAAATGCCTCTATCTCCCACGGCAACTCGTAATAATCTCTCTTGGTCTCGTTAACCGTAGATCTCTTCCACTTGGTAAATGTCTGCCCCTTGCGGGTGTCCGAAACCCCAAGCTCATTTTGGGCAAACTGCTTAACGTGCACAAGTTCGTGAGCAAGGGCTTGAAGTTGCTTGTGTCGAGAGAGTCGGTTGTTAAGTTGTATACAGAACGACTTGGGGTTTCGGCCTTGTTGGTGGCCCCGCATAGTATAAGTCTGCCCATGCATTTTCCATGGCATGGGCTTAAAATAGACTACAATGCGAATCAGCTTTCGAGAGCGTTTACTAGGTACCAAGAGAGAGTAGAAAAACCCTACCGCCTCGATAACCTCTTTCCGACTAAGCTTAGTACTCTTGCCTCGGGCGGAAAGATCCATCGCTCACCCCAAAGGAGCGACGGCGTTCCTCACAAAAATATTTTTCACCAGAGGTTCATACTTGGAAATGGGTTCTTCCCAAATATACGGAAGGGGCTGGTCATCAGCAAGCATCAAGATAACAACTTGATCAATGACCGGGACACCTAGGCGCTCGTTAAGCATGAGGCCATAAACTGCTGTCTGGACAAAATAGTGAACGTAATCTTCACGTTTTCGACATCGCCGGGCAGTCTTAAGGTCTACTATGCTATTCTTATTTTTCCAAACTCCGGCAAGGTCTATCGTGCCGGCCGTCTTATAATGACTCGAATAGACCCCGAATTCCGAGCCCATTACGCATTCTAGACAACTATCAAGCCAAGGCTTGATTCGCAGAAAATTTTCGAGGGCACTGGGCATGCAAGAGGTCGCCCAGTCGTCCTTATTCATAATATAGTCTTCTAAGAGTTTGTGAAGTTGGGTGCCCCTGTTCTTAGCCTGCGTACTGATTTTGGCGGCTTTCTCATAGCCTATGGACTTCCGCCACTCATCTAACCACTCATCCCCCTTGACCTTGGCTAGGACAGTGGTGACACTCGGGAAGTAACCGTCCGGGGTTTGATAGTGTCTTCCGGATGGATTCTCATCGTCTCGGACGATTTCGTATTTTTTTAAGAGGCTATGCTCAAAATAATGACGACCCATACGACACAGGTTTAGAAGGCGATTCTTGGGCCTTCAACCTCTCCCTTTCCTCTCGCTCTTCGGCCAAGGTTGCTAGGAGGAATTCCTTGACAAATCCCGACCTTACAATATCCTGCACTGCAAAATCTACATGACTAAACGACTTCATCCGCTCCGTAATATTTAAGAGTTTCCACACGTCCCGACTGTTATTAGTAAGGTCATTTTGCCTACGATCCCCGCAGATAATCAAGCGGCAATTTTTACCCAGGCGAGTAATAACCGAACTTGCTTCGTGAAAAGTCATGTTCTGGATTTCATCAACAATCACGATACTGTCTGTCAGAGTGATTCCTCGCACATAGCTTGTGCTCATGAACTCGACGATAAACTTGGATTTAAGGACTTGATAAGCGTCGGCCCGGCCAAACAGCTCGCCAATCATGGCTTTGTAGGGAGCCTCGTACTCGGCTGCCTTGTCCTTAACACTACCGGGAAGGAAGCCCATATCTCGGCTTGGCACAGACGAGCGCACAATCACAAGCTTTTTGGGACCGCCGTGGTCATTAAAAATTTGGTCTAGAGCGAGAAAGCAAGCCAGAAAACTCTTGCCGGTCCCGGCCATGCCATGAAGAAATAAATTTTGACCGTCTTGATATTCGTCGAAGGTGAAAGATTGATTCCTTGTTAAAGGCTTTATCGAGCGAAGAGTGAGCGAAGTTTTTGGAAGGGCCTCAGTATTTTCTTTTTGGCGACGGCTCTTCCGGATCTCTCTCTTGTGAATCAGAATAGCTCCTAGTTTATATTACTCCGTCACGGTACGAACATGTCGCTTTTCGGATTAGCCTTTTTAATGGCTTTCAGCTTAGACCTAAAATCCGTGTCAACCGTTCGTTTATGACCAAATGTATTGATGCCACTGACAATCATGGGGGCACCAGTTACAAGTTGCTCGACGTTAGGATTTTTTTCAAGGAACTCTGTACGGGAAGAAATGGACATAGTTTCGGTCCATTCCTTACCCGTATTTTTGTCGAGGAAAGTGTAAGTCGGCATTACTTTACCGCAACCTTTTCAGGGTCAAGAACCCACTGGCTTTGCATTGCTGTCACAAACTGCGCAATAAAAGCAGCGGTGCGGGAATCAAGGCTGGGGTTTCTTTGAAAGAATGTGTGGAAAGTAGAGCCGTCAAAAACAAGCTGGACAACCTGCACGTCTCCGTTTTCCAGGGAAATATTCACGGTGTAAAGGCTCGCCCCGGTTGGGGCCTTGCTCTGCACAACCTCATACTTGAGATCCTTGCCGAATACCGCATCTCCGGCGTCGTGAAGAGCGCCGTCAACAGCGTCAACCCAACCTGCAACAAGAGAGCCAAAATCCGGAACTTCAATCCAAGGCATCTTTTTCTTTACTCCGTTTCCACGTACCCGTTATTGTTATAAGCCAAATCTTGACCCGATTCGTCTTTCCACCTCTTTTGATGCTTGCGTCGTCGCCTCTCGTCTCGACGCTCATCAACTTCCCGGTCATCATAATCCCGGCGCCGGTGCCGGTCATTTCTAGACTTACCCATTACACAGAGCCCGGAATAGCCTCATTAACAAGTTTGGCCGTAATGGTCTTAAACGGCCACTTCTTATCTTTTATGGCAATAACCAAACCTGCTTCCTCTGCCGACATAATCTTAATCATATTTACAAAAAGCTGTTCCCTACGCTTAGGCTTAAGAGTGGGATGGCCCCCTTCGACGAAGAGATACAGACGACGGGCATCCACCCGAAGTACGTCCGGCTCAATCGTCTCCTCTCGCCGCTCGATAGGCGGGGCGCCAGCGGGCAAAGCCCACTTAACGCTAGGGTCCAGGGCATACTTGAGCACGGCAGCCAAAGCCGGGCTCCAGTTCTCTCTCAGGGCTTGAATCTTGGCCGGTCCGGTAAGTTCATCGACCGCCTTTAGAATCTCATGAATTGTTAGTCTTTGTTTTCTGCTCATGGTAGAAATTCAGCTGTAGCTTTCCCGTTGATGTTAATTTCGATTTTGATATTATCCTTGGCCGGGTCGAAAATTTCCTCGGCAATGGATTGGATAGGATGATACTCCCCCCAATTCTTTAGCATCAGGCTTTTGATGGATTCATGAATCATCGTGAAGTCTGGGATAAAAGACTTATCATCACTTTTTACGCCGGCTATCCTAAGCTGGTCAAAAATTAAAGGGCCAAGGAAATCAAGAATTTCCTCAACGTATTCTTCAACCATTAAACCAACAACAGCTTCAGCATCTTCCTTTGTTTTTGGATGGCCTTTGTGAGTCCGGGGAAAAGCTACAACCTTGTTCTCGTCGGCCACAAAAGCCTCCTTAGGCAATCTTTGCATGTATTTATTTTCTGAGCTTAGACTGCAACCGGGGCCGGAATATTTGGGTCGGGGTCATAACCAAAAAGCCCGATATCATCCGGAGTAAATGCGAAAATGTCCTTTTTGTCCTGATTTAGAAGAAGTGTCGGCAAAGACTTTGGATTTCGGGCAAGCTGTAAAATAGCTTGTTTGACATGGTTCTTGTAAAGGTGGAGGTCCCCGAAACTGTGTACAAACTCTCCAACCTCGTAGTCGCATACGTGCGCCAGAAGGTATGTAAGGAGCGCATAGGAAGCAATGTTAAAAGGTACTCCCAAGAACACATCGGCTGAGCGTTGGTATAGATGAAGAGATAGCCGGGCCTTAGGTTCTTCCATTCCAACTTCGTGGAAATTTCCGGGATACTGAGGAGGTTCCACGTAGCACTGAAAGAGACAGTGACATGGGGCGAGGGCCATACTTGGAAGCTCGGCAACATTCCAGGATGATACCACGTGTCGGCGGGAATCTGGATTGTTTTTGAGACCATCTACCAACTCTTTAATCTGATCAATGCCACGGTGCCAATATTTTTCAGAATCTCCAAGTCCCCATGTCCGCCACTGTTGGCCATAGATCGGCCCAAGGTCGCCTTTCTTATCAGCCCACTCATCCCAAATCGAAACCCCATACTTCTCTTTCAGATGGGCGGCATTCGTGGACCCCTCAAGAAACCAAAGAAGCTCACCAACCACCGATTTCCAGTGCACCTTCTTAGTGGTAACAAGAGGGAACCCTTTGGACAGGTCAAACCGAATCTGTCTCCCGAACACTGAGTAAGTGCCGGTTCCCGTGCGGTCGGATTTCTCGACGCCATGAAGGCAATCGGTAAGGAGATTCAGGTATTCTTTCACTTGCTTCCCCTCGACATCGGAAGTTCCATAGCAGCCTCAAGCTCCTTCTGCAAGAGAGCCAACGCCCGCCATGCTACCTTAGCCGAGTGCCGAATGCCATCGGTATCTATCGCTCCCCGCTCAAGAAAATGGCGGATAAGAGCATCCGCCTCGTCTCCCGACAACGCTCGATTCCAAAACATTGGTTGGCCAGGATTGTGTTTTTGGCTTCCAAAGTAAGACAGCTCGGCAACCGCTGCTAGAGCGTCCGGAAAGTAATCCAGGCAGCCTGAAGCCACCGGGATTTCTTTGCGCTTATCGCTATCAGTCGTTAACGTCACGCCCGAAAACCAGACTCATGTGGATTGCTGGTATCAAAGACAAATTCCACGCTGTCCTTTGGCATCTCTCTCGGCAGCTTCTTGACATTTTCAAGGAAAGACTTCCACTGGTACTTTCTGATTTCCCAGTTATAGAAAGTGTCAGAATAAGCCGATTGATTCTCGGCCCGTCGATAAAGGTTCATCTTATCATTGTTGAAATGATTATCAACTGCTGTGGCAAGCATCGAATAGATAGTGACCGCATGCTGATTTGGATTTTCATGCATATTATACATGAGAGTCCAATTTGCTGCCGTCTCCGGCAACGCCGCAAAGTTGGGGTGGACGCACAAGCAACCGGCGCTCATGGCCTCCATAAGACTGATACAACTGGTCTCGGGCCAGATGCTTGGGTAGGCAAAACAATGCGCCTTCGTGCGAAGAGCTTCCCTCACCACATCGTTGTGTACCGAACCATGATAAGCCATGGCCGGATGCTCCGAAATAGTTTTGAAAATGTGCTTATACGGCTCGTCTCTTTGTGCCCATCCATAGACACCAAAAGAGGAGTATACGTCAAGATGAACCTTATCGGGGAAATTCTGAGAAAGCCTCTCCATCACTGGCACAAGGATCTCAAGACCCCGGTGCGGCGTTGTGTGATAGATGATATTGAAAGTTGTAGAACCTTGCTTATAAGCAATATCCGGAACAATCGGCTTGATGGCATTCTGCACCACTACCGTCTTGCTAGGCGGAATTTGATACATCTGAAGAAACTGGTCTTTTTGCCAGTTGCTTACAAAAGCAATTGCATGGAACTTCTTCCATCCACCATTCTTTAGATGGGCATTGCACGGATCTGAAGCAAGGTCATGAACCCAAAGAATTCGCCACTTGTCGTCGGCAAGCTTACCGTCCTCGGGCAACCGGCCCAGAATAATTTGGAAGTCTTGAAGAACTTCTTCCCCAAGAAATTCTCCCAACCAATGCCGTTGAAGCTCTGTACCCCCCCAAGCATTCTTGGTCATTTCAGTGCGCCAAGACGGAAGAGCATCTTTTACAGACGGGGCGGCCCCTAGAATTTTTTGGGCCGCTGAAATTTCTTCATCAGTAATAACATTGTTGGTGATAACAGCTTCCTCAGTCATTTTATCTTTCTCTAAATTATAAAAATTGGCCGGGCGGGGAACCTTGGGAGCCCCATTTTCCCCCGTAATTGGGGGATGTCCTTTCCACATTTAGACGACCGCCCGTCTAAGAAACTGGCGAGGGCAGTAGGATTTCCACCTACATCTCCCGACGCCTAGTGGTCGGGCGCTCTATGACAGTTGAGCTACATCCCCCTCAAGATAGGGGT